TGCCTCAATGAACGCCTTAACTTCCTCGACTTTGCCGAAGAGGTATTCCCACTGCGAGCGGTACAGCGTGACTGGATGCCGGCCCAGACCATACAGAGAGACGCCACCTTTAGCGGCGACCTTGATATACCCCGTGCTAACTTCCTTAGCTTGGAGGCGACGAATCAGTTCCTCTTTCGAGAGACTGGCCAAATCGGCAGGCGTGTTAGTAGTAGTCATGTTTAGTTACTCCGTGTCTGGCATACCGTATGGGTATGCCGTGTTTAGTTTGAACGTTGCGACACTGCGTCGCCGCGTTCGGTTTGCTGTTATGCAGCGGTTATGCCACGGTGCGTTACGATGCTGTATACTGTTGAATTCACTAATGATTCCGAATGTTTAATTGGAATGTGTCAAAAAGGACACACTTCACGAATGCCGTAACTTGTTAGACACTAGCGACGCTTTGTGTCAAGTGAACAAATTTTTGTCACACGTTGCCGCGTTTCGTCACCGGCATCCTGGCGCCGCGCCGCCGCATTCGCCGCTCTGTATAGCAGCGCAGCGCGCCGCGCCGCCGCATTCGCCGCCGCGCCGCCGCGCCGCCGCTCTGTATAGGTGTTCAGCGCCGCGCCGCCGGCGTCCGTCGCCGCGACGAGCGGTGTTTGTTTGCGAATTCGCGTGTGTATACCTTTGTGTGTGACGCTGTGTGTCAATTGTATTCAGACACCATACAGCTGTCGAATTCCAATGCACCGATGCGGCGCATTGAGGGTATGCATAGTGATATCAATCACTTACCTATGCATAGCGGGTTGACATACTACCTGTTATGCGACGGTCGCCCTGTGTCATAGGCTGTGTGCTGCCCACTGCCTGTATACGACCGGCTGAGGGGGAGGGTGGGGGCCTACCCTTACCCGATTGAATCTGTAACAGTCCAGCCCACTATCCGAAAAAAAATTAGGCCGAAAAAGTTCGAAAATGGTTATTTGAGCGGCACCAAAATCGTAGCTCCCCGCCAAGCGTCATAGGCAGAAGCAGGAATGCTATCGAAAATAGATGGCCTGCTCATCTCAGCCACCCAATCGATATCTCGGTAGCAGTAGGCCATCAGCCACGGGTAGCTACCGTGGGGATGCTTGGCAATAGCCATCGCCCAAGGTTCTTTGCGTTTTACAGCGCGATAGTAGCCGCGCATTCTCTTGGGGGTAGCCATAGGTTATTGGTGGCGGGGCAGCGCCTCAGTTCAGCTAAGCCGGGTTGCACCCCAGCCGTCTGCCAACTCCGCCAGCCGAGGTGATAGGCGACGTCTACGGCGTCGACGAATGTGGTCCAGGTGTTCATCCGACTCTCGCCAGACAAAGCAGACCGTTCAAAAGCTGGAGCTGCGAGTAGCAGTCGTAAAGCGCGTCGTGCGGTTTGCCGGCCGGCATTTGTTCCGGCGGAATCGGGAACGCAGCGCGGGCGCGCTCGAGCAGGCCGTTCCGGTCCGGCGCGTTGAGCAGGTTTTGCACGAGGCTCACGGCGCCGCCGATTTCGTAAATCCGGTAGTGAAAGTCGCCAACCATTTTGTCGGTGCCGTCCGGCTGGGTCTCGTACCGGCTCGGCCGCAAAAGCTGCCACGCAACAAGAAACGGAACGTCGAAGTTCGACGCGTTCCACCCCATGAGATACGTCTCGTTCACGTTTTTCGCGCCGCACTCCAGAAAGAAACCGAGGATACGGTTTCGCATCGCGCTCCGCGATTCCGGCTTCACTTCGTTGCATCGGCGGTACAAATCCGCCATGTGCTCTTTCGCGAAAGCGCTTTCCGGTTGCCGCTCCGAACGGATGAGGAATTCGAGATTGCGGCCCGGTTCCCACTGGCGACCGGCCCAAGTTACTTCGAGAATCCCTACCTGCAGGATTTCGTCCCGCTCAATGTCGACGCCGGTCGATTCGATATCGACCATAAAATGCTTTTCCATCATTGCTTCGGCCCCTCCGGAATCGCCTCGTTTACGCGGGCTCAACGACGCGCTGGAGTTGTTCGGTGAGGGTCACGACTTCTCCGTTTCTGGTTTTTTCCCGTCGCGAAGGGCGCGGTACGCGTTGAGAACTGCGTCCCCGCATTGCCGGCGCATAAAGCCCTCTCTCGTTGAGTGCTCGTATGCTTCAAGCACCTCGACCAGCGGCGCGAGCTTCGAGTTTGCTCTATCGGCCGCCTGAAACCCGAACAGTTCGCAATTCTCCGCATCGTCTTTCAGGTAATCCGCGAAGAAATCCTCTGCGCTGAAAAGTTTCGTCATCACAATTCTTCCGCCACAAGAACGATTGCGGGCGCCAAGGCCGCCACGCAGGCCATAAGCAACGCGGTCAAAGCACACCGCGAATCGCCGCCCCAAATTCCCATGAGCGCTAAACAAAAAGCAGCCAGCCAGAGCGAGATATAAATTATTCGCTTCACTCCTCACTCACCCTTCCTCTAATTATCGCGATGAGTTCCGCGCACATCTCAGCTTCGGATAAATACGCCGTTGCAAGATGATTGCGGTTTTGTCTGGCCTTGCAAGCCGGGAACGCCCTGCGGGCCAGTTGGGCCAACCGGACCTTGCGGCCCTACGCCACCAGAACCACCGCCACAATCCACATAAACGTCGCCGCATTCTTTCTTGAACTTGTGCACGCACTATCCCTCTAGTCAAAAAGCCGGCGACAGGGATTGAACCTGCGACCTTCAGTTTACAAAACTGTTGCTCTACCACTGAGCTACGCCGGCATTTGGAGCGAACAGCCTCTAATGGGGACATGGCACTGTCAACCGTGTAAGATAATCCCTAACCATCAACAGGCGAGAGTTGAGTACATGACGCAGCTCACCACGGACGTTGCGCCGGCAGCAGACGCCAGCCCATTCGATAAAAGCAATCCCCGCGCACTGTTTAACCTGCTTCCGAAGTACATCCAAGACCGGATGGAAGAGATTCCAGAAGTATTCTTCGAAAGCACGGAAGAAGAAATCCGCCAGCAACTATTTGGCGGCAACAGTCCCGATCAGACACTCAACCGCTTGCGAGTGTCGTTCTGGGAAGAGTACGACAGGGTTCAGCGCTACAAGGAGCCCAAGCTAGACATAGCTAAAGTTGTCGAGGGAGTTTGCCTTCCCAGATACTTCATGACGAAGATTTTGCCTATCGACGCTAAGCTCGTCTGGCTGCTGCATGCGCCTACCGATTACCAGATCAATCTGCGGGAGATGCACGAGCTGTCCCTGCGGCAAATGCGCAACGTAATGGCTCTGCCTATCGTAGATCCTGCAACCGGCAAGATTAATACAAAACTCATCGAGGTTCAGAACAAGATTTTTACTCATGTGGATATGCGCATCAAAGGCGCCATCATCCAGCGTATCGACCAGCGGAATTTGAATGTCAACCTCGAAGGCGAAGCGGCGGAAGCAAAAGCAAAAGAAATTGCCGAAGGACCAAAGCGGCAAGAATCTATGGCGGAAATTGACGCAAGGCTTTCCAATGTCCGCCAGCGGATTGAATTACTCTCAGCGCCTAGCTTGATTAGCGCCGACCTATCTCCCGCAGCAGTAGAGCCGGAGCGCATCTTGAACCAATCAGAATCGGTTCCCATCGCCCTAGAAGCGGAGCTAGTCGATGAAAAGCAAAAAGCAGCCACCCCGCCGCCTGTCGATGATAGTGGCGCTAGATGATGGCGTCGAACCTCTGCCGGATGAAGACTCAGCGCATTCTACCAGCATCAAATATCACGACCAGCAAAAGGGCTTAGCTCATATCGACACGGAACATTGCTGGTGCGAGCCAAGATTAGAGCCAATTCTGGACCAGCTTGAAGAGGAGATCGTTGGATACTATTCCATCCACAACACAACCCTCCACTGAGGGGAAGATATTCACCGAGCAAGATTTAATCAACGAGAAGCTCGAAGAATTAAAGTTGCTGGAGGCTAAAGCTAAGCTCCAGCAACTATTGCCGCACAAGTACGGCTGGAAGCTTTACAAGTGGGCGCAAGAATACTGGGACGCCAGAGAGAAAGTGCAGCTAATCTGCGCCGCTAACCAGATCAGTAAGTCTTCTACCCAAATCAGAAAGCACATCCACTGGGCTACCGCTACAGAGCTATGGGGCGAGCTGTGGAAAGCCAGGCCGTACCAATTTTGGTATTTATATCCAACACGTGACGTTGCACACATTGAATTCAAAAAGAAGTGGGAACCTCAGTTCATGCCGCGAGGAGAGTACCGGTATGACCATCCGAAGTACGGCTGGAAGCCTGAGTTTTATCACAATAGGATATTTGCTATTCACTGGAACTCTGGTGTCAGCACCTATTTTAAGACTTACGCCCAGGATGTGCAGGATCTCCAGACCGGCACAGTAGAGAAGCTGGATTTGGATGAAGAGACGCCGGAAGACCTAATGGGCGAGCTTTTCATGCGGCTAGCTGCGACCGAAGGTTACCTTTCCGCAGTATTTACACCCACGCTTGGGCAGGAATACTGGCGGTGTGCCATCGAGGAAATAGGTACAAAACAAGAGCGGTTCCCTGAAGCTTTTAAGCGCCAGGTCAGCATGTTTGATTGCCTCTACTATGGCGACGGAAGCAAGAGCCCGTGGAGCATTCCGCAAATCAACCGGGCCATGAACGCTTGCAAGTCTCAGAGTGAGATTGATCGGCGTATCTACGGCAAATTCATCGTGAGCGAAGGTCTTAAGTACCCAAGCTTTAACCGATCTCTTAACCGGAAGCCCGGGCATATCCTGCCTAAAGATTGGTCCGTTTGGGCTGGGGTTGATATCGGCAGTGGTGGCGACGATAACCACCCCTCCGCAATCGTACTTCTCGGAGTAAGCCCAGACCTTACCCAGGCAAGGGTAATCACCGGCTGGCGTGGCGATGGGGTCGTAACCACAGCAGCAGACGTGGTTAGGAAGCTTATCGCCATGATCAAGCCCTTTCCGCACGTCAGAATCTACTACGACTGGGCTAGCCGGGACTTCTACAACATTGCTACCAGCATGAATATAGTCGTAGAGCCAGCGGAAAAGTCCCATGTGATTGGCGAGCAGGTTCTTAACGTTTTGTTTAAGAATCAGATGCTTTGGATATATGATTACCCGGAACTAGACCCTCTCTGCGTAGAGCTGTCAACGCTCAAGAACGCCACCCCCAAAAGGCAAGCAAAAGACGATTTCGTGGATGCGCTGCGGTATGCCGCAGCTAAGGTTCCCTGGAACTGGGAGGCAATCCGCGGCGATTTGGTTATCAAGCCCAAGGAGAAGCTAGTCAGTGAAGAAGAACGCCAAATCGAAGAACGTAAAAGGTACTGGGACGGAACAGGCGACGATAGGAAGCTTAACTCCGTCGACGACGAAATCAGTGCCTGGCAAGAGCTGCTTGACGGGGGTATCGATGATCTCGGCTACTGAGATTTGCGCTATCCTGGAGGCTTGCGGCAAGTCAAGAGTGCTATCATTCAATTACGGTGCTCTCAACGTAACCTTTGCGCCTGAAGGCTACGTAAAGCCAGAAGTAGAATTAGCCTTTAGACACACCGCTGAAGGCTGGACGCCCACCCAGGTAAAAGAAGCTGAAAAAACGATGTACGCCGAGCAGGAACAGCGCCTCAAGCAAGAGGAGCTGGAGAACCTGAAGCTGAGCGATCCAGAGATGTACGAGGAGCTAGTGCTCCAGGACCAACTCTCTCAACCACGGCCTGAAGGCCATCCTGAACCGACTATCGCATGACCATCAATAAGCCGATACCGGACCTTGCAGCCAGCGACTTGGACAGCTTGTACCTTGAGGCTGACCAGTGTGACAAGCGCATTTTCTCTGAAATGCGCACTAACCTACAGCTGGTAGCCGGCCAGCACTACGTTAGAGAAGGCAGTAAGTTCTGGGAGCGCATTCGGGACAATAAGCAGCTGACGCAAGCGCAGCGGCTCAAGCTCACAAAGAACCATCTGCAGCGGGTAACTAAACTTTACCGCAACCAGATTGAGTCGGCAGCGCCTGGCGTCGCTATTGTTGCTGCCAACGAGACGGAATTAGCGGACCAGAAGGCTGCGGAGCTTAACCAGAGCTACTGGAGCTACATCAAGGCCTGCGAAGATTTGCCGGCAAAGCAGGCGGTATGGATTCAGAACTTCGTGGAAATCGGCGAAGTCTGGGTAAAAGTATTTTGGGACATGAACGGCGGGCAGCATGTCGCGTACAACGCGCTGATGCAGCTCAATCCTGAGACACAGCAGGAAGAACCGCAATACGACGATTACGGGCAGATTCTGCCCGACGAGAATTCGCCAGTCTATGGCGGTAAGATCAAGTACGAAACGCACGAAGCGTATAACATTAAGCGCGATCCTGCTGCGCGCAGCATGGGTGAGAGCCCGTACCTGATTGTTGCTAAGCTTTTGCCGAAGAATTCTATCCGGACGATGTTCAAAGACCCGGATGCGGCAAGCAAGCTCGATTCGTCGACAGAAAACTACAACGTTTACGATAACAACACGAATGAGTACCGCAGCGTCACCGATCAGGTGATGGTGAAAGAGATTTACTGGCGTCCAGCACCTAATATTCCGATGGGATATTACTTTTACTGGACCAGCTTCGGAATTCTCGCTCAAGGCGAGCTTCCCTACGGCGTCTTCCCACTGATCGGCGCTGGCTTTGACGAGCAAACTGGAAACCCACGCAGCCATAGCATCATTCGTCATGGCCGGCCCGCGCAGATTGAGATTAACCGCTGTGCTTCGAAGATTGCCGAGCACCAAGTTACGCACGGCGACGATAAAGTTTGGGTACAGAGCAACACAAAAGTCAGCCAGGGTTCGTTCCTTCCTGGGATTCGGGTAAACACGTACTCTGGCGGACAAACCCCTACCGTTACTGAAGGCCGAACAGGCGATCAGTACATGGCGTACCTAGAAGCGCAGATAGACGAGCTGTATGTGCTGTGTAACCTGAAAGAAATCCTTTCAGAGCAGCCAGATTCGCCGGACCTATACACGAACCTGTTTAGAAGCTTCAGGTTTAAACAGAAATTCGCAATTTACGGCCAGAAGATTGAGCGCTTCCTAATGAAAGTGGCGGAAACTTCGCTGCGCATAGCCAAAGCCTCAGCCAGCGACGAAGAGCTTGTGCCGGCAATTGGCAAGGCTGAGTACATAAACATCCCTGAGTTTAAGAACACTCAGGATTTGCACTATCAGATTCGCCTGGAGCCGCGTACCGACGATATCGAAAGCCAGTTCGGCAAACAAATCACGCTGAACCACATCATGCAGTATGTGGGGCCTAGCCTCGGCAAGGAAGAAGTCGGCCAGATGATTCGGCTGTCGCCGTTTCTTAACCGCGAGAAGATGTTCCAGCGTTTTACGCAGAAGTACGACAACGCTGTAAACGATATTCTGGCGTTGGACCGTGGCAAGGAACGGCCTGTCCGAAGGTACGACGATCACAAGTATTGCATCGAGACACTGACCTACCGCATGGGCCAGCCTGACTTCGAGCAGCTTGATCCGCGTATCCAAGAACTTTATCAACGCAAATTAACCGAACACGAACAGGCCCAAGCCTACACGCTGCAAGAAATTCAGCGTGCAGAAGCTGGGTTTATTCCTACTGGTGGTTTCCTGGTGTCTTGCGACTTTTACCAGGCTGACCCTGCGAACCCGTCTAAAACTAAGCGGGTACGCGTGCCGTCTGAAGCCCTCGACTGGCTTATCAAGCAGATGAAGCTTCAGGGGACCGAGCAAGAAGCATTAGAGCAACTGCCGCAGGGTGTGCTGGCAGATATCGGGGGCATGATGGACCAAAGCAATCGTCCACCTGCCGGGGTTCCTAGGATGGAGACAGTATGACGCCGGAACAAGAAAATTCCGTAGTTGCAGATAATTCCAACCAGCAGGTACAGGAGCAACCGATCCCTGAGCCGCAGGTTATTCCGCTTCCAGAGGCCGCAGAAGGTGAAGTCGCCGCCACACCAAAAGAAGACGCCTACCAGCCCAACTACAAGTTCAAGGTGCTGGATCAGGAAAAAGAATTCGACGAATGGATTCGTACCGCTGTCAACAAAGACAACGAAGCGAAGATTCGCGAGCTTTACGAGAAGGCGCATGGTCTTGACCATGTGAAATCTCAGCGCGAGCAAGAACGCTCTAACCGTGAAAAGGTCGAACAAGAGTTCAGCCAGTTCTACGGCGGCGTCCAGGAAATGATTAGCTTGCGCGACAAGGATCTCGGAAGGTTCTTCGAGAAGGTGAAAATTCCTCGCGCTAAAGTTGCGCAGTGGCTTCTCGAAGAAGCCAAACGCGAGGAACTTCCTGAAGAAACGAAAAGAGTGTATTCTGAACGGGAAGCATACCAACGCCAATTGGAGGAACGGGAGCAGGAACTCCAGTCTCTTCAAGAGGAAACGGTTTCTCAAGCTGTCCAAGCCAGGCAGCGCGAGCTTCAGAGTGTTTTAGGTAGCGATGACGTGAAGGCGGTTTCCGAAGCGTTCGACCAACGCACAGGAAAAGCTGGTTCCTTCATGGATGCGGTTATTCGGCACGGAAAGGCCGAATGGGAAGCATCTGGCGGCAAGCGCGACCTGAGCCCGGCTGAAGCGGTAAAAGAAGTGCTTCATCTCTACGGATTACAACCTGCCCAGGCAGCAAGCCCCGCAGCCACGCCAAATGGGTCAGCACAAGCGAAGAAGGTAGTAGCTCCAGGCGACAAGCCTACGGTTCTACCTAATGTTGGCGCAGGTAACGCTGCACCAGCAGGCAACAAACGACCGAGGAGCACGGATGACCTCCGTAAGCTCTACAAGTCGATGACAAGTGCTGGCTGAGTTGGGCGTTCCAACTAGCCTCTAAACAAAAATAATTTACATTCAGCGGAGGAACCTGTGGCAACCACACGTTCTTTCCAGGCCATGCTGAATGAGTACCTCGCCAACGATCTGTTGAAAGAGGAACTCATTAAGCGGGACTGGATTCTTTCTAACGTAGAGATGGATAACTCGTGGAAGGGCGGCAAGCTTATTGTCCCTTTCAAGGGCATCCAGGCTAGCTCTGTCGCTTTCGGCTCGCTCACAGCGGCTGCCGATGTCGGCGAAGATGGCTATGTTCGTGGTTCGGTGGACACTCAGCCCGAAGTTTGGGGCACGATGCTGTTCAACCACCGCGACATCATGGAGCACGATAAGATTTCCGAGCAGAACTTCTTGAAGATTCTGCCGGATGCGATCGACGACTTCATGGATTACATGAAGCAGTGCGTGTCGCTGTCGTTCCTGAATGGACCGGCTTTCGCGAAGCTCACGACGGATGGTACGGCTGGTGGCTCTTTCACCACGGATCGCCCGGAACGCTTTGTCCTGAAGCAGAAGGTCTATTTTGACGATGCTGACTCGGTTGCCTCGGCTGCCGGTTACGTTCAGACCATTGCGATGGACACTGGCGTAATCACGGTTGATACAACTCGCGCTGGTGGCGTTGACTTGGATATCTCGGCGTACACTGTCGCGCAAAGCGCGAAGGTCTACTTCGACGGTTCCCAAGCTAACCCGCTCACGTCTCTCCGTGGCAGCCTTCTCTCGGCGGCAAACGGTGGCGACACGACGTTGTACGGTCAGACCAAAACGGCGTACCCGTACCTCCAGTCCATCAACGTAAGCGGCGCGGCTTCCACGCCGACATCGTTGCTGCAGGACATCTTCGATGCGTACACCACGATTAAAAACCGTGGCAAAGGTATGCCGAACAAGGTGCTCATGTCGTACCGTAACCTCGGTTACGTGATGACGATTCTGGAAACCCAGAAGGGCGCTTATCACATCGACCAAAAGAGCACGAAAGTGTCGGCCTACGGCTGGACAGAGATTTCCGTGTTCGGGGTAAAGGGGTCGATTGACCTGGTTGGCGTGCAGGAGATGGACGACGACGTAATCTTCTTCCTCGATAAGCGAGCGATGAAGATTTACACGAACGGTGCCTTCCGCAAACGGATGTCGCCGGATGGTCGAGAGTACTTCGAAACCCGTGCTACGACAGGCTATCAATATTTGCTTGACGTTTGCTTTTTCGGGGATCTCGTTTTACTCCGTCCTAGCTACTGCGGCGTGCTCCATAGCATTCCGTAACCAATTGAGCCAGCAAGAATTTAATTCTTGCTGGCTCTTCTTTTCCTTGGAGACACTCCATGAAGATTTTCTTGCTTGCGGTATTGTTGCTGGCGCCGATTACGGCCAAGGCAGCGACACCTACGATTCCGACGGCAGCGTTTGAAACCGCACTGAACAAGTACCCGTCTCCGGCGAACTTCTTGAAGTACAGCCTGGGCTCGGTGCTTCGCCAAGCGCACAACGTTCTGATTTGCACCTACAGCTTTGCAACTCAGGGTGGTGCGATTTCGACGATTAACCTGAAGCAGCTAGATGCGGTTAGCAACTGCTCGCTCCCCGATAACGCAATCCTCTGGGACGGCGTGATGGATTGGGTTACGCCGGGCACTTCTGGCGGCTCTGCTACGGTGTCGCTTGGAGCCAACACAACGACCGATGTGGTTGGCGCGACAGCCGTTGCGTCCCTGACTGGCCTTGTAGCTATCACCCCGGTTGGCACTGCAGCTAGCGCGGTGAAGCTTACGGCAGCTCGTAACATCACAGCCAGCATTGCCACTGCCACACTTACCGCTGGTAAACTGCGTCTGTTCCTTCACTACTCCCTTAGCGAATAAGCCTGGAGATCACCGCCAATGGCCGGACTCAATTGCTACGGCGAACTCTATAGCGCCCAGCTAGAAAATCTTGCGGCTGCACCCTCTGCCAGCGCAGCTCTAGCTGGGCGCGTCTTTTGGGACACGGTACAAGCCCGTGTTAGGGTCGACAACGGCGGCGCCTACAAGGCCTTGCTAGCCAACGACGGCAATGCCGTTTTCGGAACTAACGCAACCGCAGCCAATAACGTCCGGTTCCATCGTGCTGGCGCCGGCCAGTTCGACATGATGCTGGGCGACGACGCTACGGCTGAAGGAAGCGCCACGCCAGCCAACTGGGCTAAGTTCAACGCCAAGATTGGCGGCTCCAAGGTAGATACGTACCTGGACCTGACTGAGACGACTTCGCCGGCCAGCCCCGCAGCTAGCACTTGGCGCCTCTTCATGAAGTCGGACGGCAACGTTTACCTTCGCGACTCTGGCGGCACTGAAACGGCGATTGGACCAAACAACCAAGGCCCAGGCTCGACGGAAGACCTTCAGAACCTTGGGCTAGCGGTATCGGTCGCCGCAAACGCAATGACCATTGCGCTGAAAACGAAAGCCGGAGCCGATCCCTCAGCTGGCAGTCCAGTGCGGGTATCTTTCCGCGATTCTACAGCCACGCTTGGGAACTTTAATACCCGCACTGTCTCTGGGGCTTTGTCGCTGGTAGTTCCAGACACTGCGGTACTGGGCTCTTTCGCTGCTACCGCCCAATACTATTACGTTTACCTTATCGACAACGCCGGAACGCCAGAACTTGCAATTGCTGGCAGTAACCTGTTTGGCCCAAGCTTCGATACAGATAACATCGTATCCAGCACGAGTATCGGTACAGGATCTGACGACGGTGCAACGCTCTACTCGACGACAGGCCGCAGCAACGTACCCTGCCGACTTATTGGCCGTATTCTGGCTACGCAAGCCACCGCTGGAACATGGGCGACCGCTCCGACCAACGTTGTTGTCGGCAGCGTAAGTACGCCACGCGAATACAAGTCTTTCACTAGCAGCACAAAAACGCCAGCAGCCAACAACCACTGGCTGTCCATGACGGGCGCTAGCTTAGTGATTACGCCTGGAACTTGGATACTTGGTGGTAGCGTACTATTCTCTAACAGCGGCACTTCGCCAGCTTATGCCCAAGTAGGTTCCGCCTGGTGCACCGCGAACGGAGCCGACTCAACAAGCATCCCCTCGACGCCAACGTTAGATGCTGGTCGCACACCAAGCCACATGTCGCTAAGCAGCACTAGCGCCACGATAGATTACTGGTTTAACGCAGCGGTGTGCAGGATTACGGTAACAGTGGCCACGACGCTGTATTTAGTGCCGTATGTCAGCCTTACGACAGCCGCTAATGCCCGTGTCATATCCTACGGCTGGGCGGAAAGGGTTACATGAAGTATTTAATCGTCGATAACGGCAAGCAGCACATCATTGAGTGCGAAGGCTTCAAGCCGGCGTATCCCATCCTTTGGTCCGGCAAGGAACTCGAAGGAAAAGTTGCTGAAACACTAGTCGTGAAAGACGGCGCCCTGTCTGTCGACGCAGCAAAGGCGAAAGAAATAGCTGCCGCTGAAGCGCAAGCTAAGGTTAATGGTGAAAAGGCGCTTACAGAAAAAAAGAAGCTCTACGCAGCCATTCGCGACTTTAACGCACTGAAAGCCACTCCCGAAGAGACGGCAATCTTCTTGGCTGGCGTGCAAACGATACTCCTGCAGCTTGCCGCACAAGAATGATCACCCGCTATGCCAAAACTCGACCAAAACTCCGTCGTACCTATCGGACTTGCGGTTGTCGTAATAGGCGGCGGGGCTGTCTGGATGACGCGCATAGAGTTTCAGCAGGAGGCGCAAGCGAGCCAGATTTCTAAGATAGACGCGAAAGCTGATACACTGGGTGATGCCGTGACAGCCGCGCTGCGCAAGCTTGACGCTGATATGGTAGAAGTAAAAACCCACCTACTTTACCTCAGAAAAAGGAGATAGTTTATGGCCGTCGTTTTGGTTGATCGCACAGTAAAGGTCGCGAAGGAATCCGATGAAGTCCTGGCGCTGGTAGTTCAGCTGGTGAAGACTGTCCGCACTGGCGGCGACGTTACATCTTTGGTGCCGGCACTTATCACGGCAATCGATGGCGTCAGCAACGTTGACGATGAAATCTCGGAAGCCCTCGGCCCGGTGCTTAACGCCGTGTCTACGCGACTGGGCGAAGTCGTTGCTGCGCTGATGACCCCGAAGGTCGTCTCCCCTATTCAGAAGGTCTAATGAAGCCCTGGCAGTCTAAAACTCATTGGACTGCTTTGGTGCTAGCCATTCTTGCTTTCATCCCTGGGGTTGGCGAGTGGGTGACTGAGCATCCTCAGGCTAGCGTCTTCATACAGTCCGTAATCATGGTGGTGCTGCGATGGCTAACAAATTCTCCGGTTACCTTATCGCGCTAGGCTTTGCGCCGTTCTTACTTGGCGTGGGAACGTGCAAGCCTAAGGTAGAAGACAATAGCGCGGTTGCGCTTGTTTCCTACCAGGCCACCATGGTCTTTGGTGGATGTTCCAGGCCGATGGCGATGGGCTATGACGTGTGCCAGCTCCGCCTCGGCCAGGAACTCCCCAAGCTGAACCTAGTGTTCATGAACCCTGGCGAATGGGCCGTCTCTGATTGCGCTGGTAACTTCTACAAGTCAGGCAGCGCTGAGAAGCCTGGCGCTGTGGAAGTAGACCTCTCTGGGCTGCAGGCGCAAGCCAACAAGTACAAGGTTTGCTGGCTAAAAATCGAAACCACGGAGCGTTATGCGGACAGAAACGATCCGAGCCAGCTTCGTACTATTCCTTTGGCTGGTGGCTTTATCGTTGAGTTTCTCGCAGAAGGCTATAATCCATCGCTGCCTGACGACACCGCTGCCTGGTGCTACGAACTCCGACGCAGCACCAAAGGACGCACCACAGTAAAGGCTTGCCGATGACGGAAATCGTCGGAGCCATAGCTGCCTTAGTAACTTGGTTCGCCGCCAAGCAGGTCGACGATATACTCGGCAAATGGGTAGCTTACGTGGTTATTGCGTTTGAGAATTCGGCCACAACGCGAGCAAAACAAGCGTATTCTGAAACTATCGGCGAAGTCCAAAAGGACATGATAAAAAAGCACGGCTCCTGGGATGAGTGGCGCCGAAAAGCGGGGATAACTAATGCAGACACTCAGCTACGGGTACAAACTCCCTGAAGCAGGCGACAGAGCCAAGGGCACTGGCGGCTGGTACGAAGCGCTCGAATTCGACATTTCCCGGCTCAATGGCCATAACCATGATGGCGCCAACTCTCCGTCGATATCCATCAGTTCACTAAGCTCGCTCACGCAGACTATTTTGTTGGGGGCATGGGCAGCAGCAAGCCCTGGCTACAAACAGACGAAAACCGTTCCGGCTGGCGTGTCTGAATTCAATGATTTCGACGTGCACTTTATTTTCACTGCTCCAGTCGGCAAAATTGGCGAGCGAGCTTACCTCGGTACGAAGCGCCTGACTGCCACAACCTACGAAGTTTATTGCAACGACAACACGGCGGAATTTACCGCGGTATTCCGGTAATCCAATGGATCGATACCTTGTCGATAAATTCGATGGCGGCATAGTTGATGGCTATCAGTCCATTGCCCAAGGCTTTAACGGCAAAGGTTATTCATACCAGCTAGAAAATCTTTTCTTGGATGAAAACGGCAAGCCGTTTACCCGCTACGGAACATTCATCCACGACACTAGAATTTCCGCCTCCGCTGGAACGCAGCGGATATCCGGCATTGTCCTTGGTTCGGCGCCACTGAATTACGGCATTTTCTTCCAGTACAATCGCGCCATGCAGATGAACGTAGATGGTACGTTTACTGAGATACTCGGCCCAGCATCAAATAATGCCGTCCCTAATAAGACCAACAGCGATCTGGAATCGTCAGTAGTCTGGCGCAAGCAAGTTATCTACGCCAGTGGCCCCAGCACAGTTCTTCCTGGCATACTCTATTGCTCGGATGACTCGCCGCTTACCTGGAATGCTCTTACGCTAGGCTTGCCAGCGCTAGCCTCAACCCCCACGCTAGCCAGCGCAGGCGGAACGCTCAGCAACTATATTTACGCGTTCCATTACTACTACGAGTACACAGACTACGAAGGAACCGTCTGGTCTGAGTCCGGCCCTGTAGTTACAGAAGATATCACCAACGTTGGCGCCCCTAACGCCAACAACATCACAGTAAGCGCGATACCTGTCCTGGCCAATACAGCCAGCACAAACTACATCGTCAGCACAACGCTCAAAACAAAAATCTTCCGAACCATCTCCAACGGCACAACGCTGTTTTTCTTGGCTGACGTAAATAACGGAACCACCAGCTACGTAGACTCCACTTCCGACGCTACCATCCAGGAGCGGGCCACAATCTACACAGCCGGGGATTTACTGGACTACAACCAGCCGCCCATTGGCAGCAGGTACGTCACACAGGTGAACGGGTTCTTTTGGTACGCAACGGATAAGCTCGTTACGCAGTCCATTCAGAATTCGCCCGGTGCCTGCCCTGATGAATTTTACTGGTACACCGACCAAACCATTCGAGGTTTAGCCAGCACCTTGAGTTACCCGATTCTTTTCTGCGATACTAGTGTCTACCGTATCGATGGCACATTCGACGAGCTTGGCGACGGAGGCTTCGATCTTCGCGAGATTAGCAATAATGCGGGATGCATTAGTAATAAGTCTATTGTTCGTGTGCCTGGGGGGCTCGTCTGGGCTGGTAATGGTGGCTTTTATTACACTGATGGAGATCAGGTTCAGAAAATATCCCTCGGGCTCGAAAAGCGCTACCAAAACTGGAAAAACAGCTCCATCGCCGGAGTCTATGAGTCGACGACCAACACAGTAACCTGGATTGTCAGCTCGCCAGGGAACCCTGGAACAGCTCCGAACGACATGTTCCTGAGGCTGTATCTTAATTGGGGAATCTCGCCGTATAGCGTATTCACTACGTGGGGAAGCCCCAATAATATTAGCCCGTCAGCCTTGGCCTACGCTGAATCACTGGACGTATCGGCAACTTTCCGCTCGAAGCTTATCATCGGTGAGAACCGGGGCTACCTGCTGTACCAAGACCCTAGCAGCTATACGGACCCAGCAATCAATCAGGATTTTTATCCCAGCGAGTTTAAAAAGAAGGCCATCATATACCGCTACGAATCCCTTGGGATGGATCTTGGCGCTGATGCTACCCGAAAATACTGCACGCACATCACCGGCGAAATCTGGACGGAAACAGATACGGCAGCACAGTTTCTGACTCGCCGAGACGATGGCGGAGCGTGGCAGAGCTTTTCGGAGATGCGCACCGATGAAATTATCACCTGGGACATTTCGGAATATGCCTGGGACGATACGGCTGACCCGCAGTGGAATGCTGGGTACCTTACTGAGGGAATGCGACAGTTTCCGTCTGGAGCGCTTCGTTCCACTCGTCGTCAGATTGGGCTTACCAACTCCCAAACTTACATCAGCAACTCTGACACAATAGGCACCGCAGCGACGGATAGCAGCACAAAAACCGTTACGCTGGATACGTCTACGGAGTTCTGGCCGGAAGACTGCGAAGATTACGAAATTGCCTTTGATAGCGACAGCTACGCCACCTTTTACATCATCAAAGAGCGGGTATCGGACACGGTTATCAAAGTTTATGATCCCTACGCTACGCTAACGACGGTTGCCGCGAGAGACTGGGAAATGCGCGGCTACCGCAAGCACGAGCGCATGCGGCTCTTGTCCTACGCCGTCTATTTTGACCAGGAAGGCGAAACCCAGGCTCCAAGCCGTGGTAACGCGGAGTACCGCAATGCCTAGGGCCAAAGACAGAAAAAAGATAGTTCGCGAAGTGGTGACCGATGCACCTGTGCGGAACGCCCTAGAAACAATCGAGGGTCGTTTCACCAGCATTGATGCAGCGATGAAGCGACGCATCTTCAGAAGCGGCTCCAGCGGCACAGCCTACGGCACCACAGGGTTGGCAGCAGAGACGAATTACCCGCTGACTAAATTCGACCTGGCCATGATTACCACAGGGAACCCTGTAATCGTAAGCTTCCAGCCGGACATTGGCCCGAATACGCCGAGTATTTTTGGGCTTGAAAGTTTTTCCAATGCAGCCATAAACGTAACCTTCAAGCTGCTACGCAACAATGTGATCGTAGCCTCGCAAAGATTGAGTTACACAGTAAACGCCGCGCCCACTGGGCTATCATTTAGCCTTAGCCCTACCCACTTGAGCTTTCAAGACGAACCGCCTTCCGGTGAGCACGTTTACCGAATCCAGGTCGATAAAGTAGTAAATAACCTAATCGGTCTTTGGTACGTACATTTAGCGGCCTTCGAGCTGTAGAATACACTTATGGAACTTCGAACATTTGCCGACATTAAAACGAAGATGGGTAATGACTACGACATTACCGACGAACGCTTCGTCAATGACACAGAGCTGTGTGGCTACGCCAACGAAGCCATCGACGACGCTGAAACGGCGATCCATACGCTGCATCACGAAGACAAGTATTTCTTAGTGCCAGCAACTTTCAGTTGGGTATCTGGCACAGCTGATTATGTTATGCCGACAGACATCTACGGCAATAAAATCCGCAAGGTTTACTACAATAACGGCAACCGCAAGTATGAAATTACCCGCCTAAAGAACTTGCTGGATGTGCCGAACGTAGTCGCTGGGGAAGATTACCGCTACCTAATTATCAACCCGAGCACCGGCATTAGAGCGCGCTTTTACCCGACGCCAGCGGAAACGTCCACAAACGCTACCATCTGGTATATCCGCAACATGAAGCGTTTGACGACGAGCTTGGTAGACGCAACCAATATCTGCGAAGTGCCTGAGTGCGTAAACTTTGTTTACCAGTATGTGCGGCGTAGTATCGCCAAGAAGACTCGCCGGGCGGATTTAGTGGCTCAAGAGAGCGAAGATTTGAAGATTCAGTATCAGCTCATGATGGATGCGCTGAAGGAAATGGTTCCTGACGAAGACACTCTCATTCCGATGGACACGTCTTTTTACTTTGAGCAAGGGGATCGGTACTACTAATGGCGCTTACTTACCAGCAGATTATGGCAGGGGGCATTAACCCGGCGACAGGTCAGCCACTCTTAGCTGGCATGATGCCGGCGCCCAGCAATGATAAATACGCCGGCCAGCCTGCCGATCCAACCTACAACGGATGGACCGACCCGAGCGGCAACCTCATTGAAAAATACAAGCTCGCTAAGGCCGGTGATATTACTGCCGCCTCTAACATCGAAGAACTGAAGCGCATGCTCGCCGATCCTTCGATGTCTGCCTGGGGCCAGCTCATGCTCCAGAAGCAGGGCGTCGAGGAAGGCGCCGCGCTGGATAAAACGGCAGCCGGAGCGAATACCTCGGCAGCTGCGGCGAGAGCTACGCTTGCCGGCAGGGGTGGCGCATCTAAAGCCGCCCAGGAACGCCTGGCAATGAAAGCCAGCATGGCCGATATGTTTGGCCGGCAGGATGTGCGCCGCCAAGGTACGCTGGATCGCTTCAACGTTGGCATTGCTGACGAGGAGCAGAAGCTTAAGAAGACTGGCCTCTGGGCTAACATGGCCGACAGCGAAGCGGGCCGGAAGCTCACCGCCGACACGGGTAACCGTGACTATGCTTCGAAGGTTGATAGCTTTAACATTCAAAACGCGCTGGGCGGAATAAAAAGCAAGCAAGACTTTGATGCCGGCATGTATGGCGAGAAGATGAAAGCCTGGGCGGCTGACCGTACCGCAACAGCGCAGGAAAACGCCGGAAAAAAATAATCGCGGCTCGACCGACCGAAACGCAGCGCGTTAAACGCGTTCTGAACCCCCGCCACGCCGCCGCAGCTGCCCGTTTCGGCGGGTTGACGCGGCAAACGGCGGCGAACGCGTCTACGGGGTCCACAGCGCGAAAATCGACGAAATTGGGCAGCCTATGATCCTAGCCAAAAAAGTGCACAAGGAAGAATGGGCAGCTCACTTTTCCGAGCATGCTCACGCCGCTGTCTTCGGGACCATTAAGCCAGCATCTTTCGATAGAATCGATTACGCCTGGATTGCAATCAATGCCAGCAACAATGATCCGGTAGGTTACGTCACTGTCAGGGAAACTGACCACGAAACAGTTTACTGGGCTTACGGTGGAGGTTTTCAGTGGGCACGGAATTCCATACTGACGGGCAGAGCTTACAAAGAGCTGCTTGATGCGCAGAAAGCTATCGGCACTAAACGAATTCTTACCTACATAGAGCCCAGCAACGTAGCAATGCTGCGCTTGGCTATGGCGAATGGTTTCAGGATTTGCGGCTATCGTGCAAGGGGCACGATTAGCCTTGTGGACCTAGTTTTGGAGTTTACCGATGGCGACGACGAGAAGCTTCGCGAACATGATCAACGAAAAGCCGGTGACCCGACGGCCAAGCTCTGACAGTAAGAAAAGCAAGGGTAGCAGTATCTGGGCTAAAATGGCCTCTAAGGGAGCAAAGAAATGTTAGAGAACGTAGATCTCGTCATGGGCATCGCCCCCTGGCTACTGGGCTTACTGCTTGGCGTTGGCGGGGGTGCTGCTAAGCACATCACCACCGACGTGCCAATCGCTGAGAAACAGCGTAAGCTGCAGGGCGCTACGACACGGTATTCTCCCTGGACTGGCATGGAAGCGCCGGAACCCAGCCAACCTAACCTTTTCGGCAACATCCTCCAGGGTGGCGTTACTGGAGCACAGCTGGGCCTTTCGGCTGATAAGGCCGGGCTGTTTGACAGCGCACCAAACACCGGAGCCAAGGGCGGCAACCTTTGGAATGGCATGGGAGCTAACGAGCAGACGCTAACCAGCAGCGGCGGCAGGTACATGCCGGGGCTGGCTAGCCGGACAGGTGAGATGTTCACCAAGCGCAACCCCTGGGAACCGGAGCTGTAAGATGGCATACCCGAATCCGTTTGGAGAGGATTACTACCCGCAGACACCGCAGGAAATCGAACTTCCTGCGCCTGTCCCTGCGCGGCCTATCATCCGTGCACCGGCTTCGGGTAAAGCGTCTAAGCTGGGCCAGGCAGTAGAGGCGAAGCAAGCTAGGGCCGTCCCTGGCCGCCAGCTGTTGCAGCAGCTATTCGAGCAGCAGCAGGAAGCGGTCAATAAGCAGCACCAAGCGGCTGACGAAGCAGAGGCGCTGCCTACGGGGCTCAATCTTGCGCCGCTCTTAGCGCTGACAGACTCCTGGACCGGCAGCAAAATGGCGCCGAGCTACCAGCAGCCTGAGAGCCCAGAGGAAAAGCAGCTGCGCGTAGCTAAGCTGCGGCAGCTTGCCGGCGAGGGGCAGGAAAAGGTTACCAAGCAGCAGCTCTCGCTGCTGCTTGGCGAAGGTAAGGACGACACGAACTTGCTGCGGGCTTTGGCTGTAGCTGGTGGCAGCGGCCAGCAAGACATGAAGCGCATGATGCTTCAGTGGCAGAAAGATAAGTACCTCACGGAAGATTTGGGCAAGATTGAAAAAGAGCTGGAGAGCAAGATTGAGGCTCTCGATGGCGTCGAGGAAGGCTTGTCTCGCGGGAACATCCAGGCCCTTGGCACCGTGGTGTCAAACTACGCCCGCAGCGTCAGTGGTGAAAAAGGCGTTCTTACCGACGAGGATATCTTTCGCGTTATCCCGAAAAACATCTACAAAGATGTTGCTGGCCTAGTGTCTTACTTCAAGAAAACGCCAGCAGAAAAGATTCCACCGGAATACGTCGCAGAGATGCGCGCCCTTACTGAGCTTGCAAAAGAGCGCCTTCTTGGAAAGACCGAAGCCTACCTTCAGGGTCATCGTGGCCGCCTGTCTGTGCTGGAAAGCACAGCGGATATGATGGCTCCAGGCGGCAGTGGCGATAGGGCATACATCGGGCTCGAAGATCGGGTCAAGAAGTACCGAAAGCCGAAAGAACTAGAGAAGCCCGCCGAGGTCGAAGATGCTGATTGGGCAAAGGCTACGCCCGAAGAGAAAAAGATATTCTCTGAGCATTTCAAAAAGGCAGCACCTAAAAAGAAATAACCATGTCTGAACTTCTTAAGAAATACGGGCTGCAGCCTGCGGCGCCAACTACAGCAAATAAACAAAACGGTGGGGACCGAATTGTGGAGGATGCTGCGGAGGGTGTTTCTCGACAGCTGCAGGCTGCACCTGATCTTCTCGCGAAGTATGGGATCGGCAAGAAGGAAGCTCCAGCCAAGGGGCCAAGGGGCGGCCCGGTTTCCCTCTCTGGCTTGCCCGGCAGGTTCTGGGATGAGCTAGTCTCGCCACCTGAGAATAATAGCGCCAAGGCAATGTTTGAGACGATGGATGCTGCTGGCGGTTACGTTCGTTCCGGCATCGCTGAGGCAGCCAAGCGTTTAGCTACGCTTGGGCAGAATGGTTTCGACACAAAGAAGGCAGCAGCTTACGCCGGCAATCCGCTGGCTATGTTGCTGGCAGGAGCTGGCGAAGGGTTAGGCCCTGAAACGTGGCGAGATGTTCGTCATGGTAAAGCGCCCAGCATGCGCCAGCACCTAGCTGACGCTGGCATGGATGGCGTCGGCGGCGCAGTGACTGGCTTCGCTGCTGACGTGATAACCGACCCTATGAATGCTATGTTCGCTGGTGTCACTAAGGTAAAGCCAACCAACATCAGCCCGTGGAATGCCCTCGCCCAGAACGCCATGCAGCCTATTGCGCCAATCACATCGGCAGTAAGCGCCATGCGGCCAGTGGGCAACGCTATTCAGAATCTCGGCAAGCGAGTCTTTCGGATGCCGTTCAAGAATGCCGATGCCAGAGTTGCGCTGAAGTTTCGTGGTGCCGAGGGTAAAGTTGGTCCGCACGAATACTCCAACTACCTATTTAACGATGGTCAGTACCGTACGGGTGGCTTCAGAAAAACCAACCAGGAAATCAAGGCTGACCTAAAGGGTTTGAAGCAAGGCTCTTTCGAGAGGATGCGCGGCGAAACTGGGGATCTCCCAGATATTGACCTGTCTCCAGAATTCACCAGAGCCAGAGAAGCTGCTGGCAAGCAGGCTGTGGCAGATAGAACTGACGAGATTTTCGATATGGTCGGACAAAGGACCGACCGTAAAACTAAAAAGGCCCAGAAGCCTGCCGAGCCCAATCAGCTGGCTACGGCTGATGATATAGACCGGCTTGACACCGAGGCGCTTCTGAAGCGTCAAGAAGCCTACAGGCGAGCTGGCGAGATGCTGAAAGACCCTGCCGCAAAGCAGTATTTTGAAATCTTGGCCCGGCAGGCACAGGATGCATTCGAGAGGACCACGAAAGCCAACCTACGGCGTGGCGTTCGCGGCGGCAAAAACCAGCTGGAAGATACCGTTAGCCGACTAAAGGAAGCCATGCCAGAACTTGCTGGCATGATTGACGAGAATCACGCCCGGTTCGCCAGTGGCGACCAGGAAGCGGCGCTGAAGTTTTTTGACCAGATTATCAACGATGGTTTGCATGGGCCACGCACCGCCGAAGACTTTCAGGGGTTAATCACCACCTATGGCCGCAACGCCGCTGGTAGCGAGCCTATGAAAAGCTCTGGCTTCATCGAAACCAACCGCGTCAACACCAAGACCGCCAATAACATGGGCGTCAGAAAAGACCTGTCGGAGATCCTCGAAGACAAGGTTATGGATGCGGCAGAGGCGGCCCAAGGTACGCTAGCAGGGCACGAAGCAGTAGGTCGCTTCAAGCAAGCTAAGCGAGATTACGGTCTTTTGGCACGGGGCGAGCCAGAGGCGCTAAAGACATTAGAGCAAGCTGAGAAAGCTCCGATGTTCAGTAAGCTCGATGCTCTTGCGGCGGCCACTATCCCATTCAAGCCAGTAGTAGGGTTGCCATGGGCTGCGGCGAAAGGCTTTCAGATGCTCAACCGGCTGCCTAGAGTCGGCACCGGCGTCGGCATGCTGCTGAACGAAACTGGCAAGAGCAATATCTGGGATAACATGGTGCGAAGAGGTCTATTAGACCAAGCACTTCGAGAGGAACAATAAGTCATGGGCGAGAAAACATTAGCGCAGCCGGTCAACTCTGATAAGCAGGATAAGAAAAAGACTACCTTCGAGAAATACGAGGTAGAAGACGCAGTATCCACGTTACTGCGTGCTCAGGAAATCCAGGCCAATAAGCCGCTCATGGTAGAGGTCCACAAGAAGCTCGAAGGTAAGCGCAAAGCTATTACTTCCATCCAGGGCTTGAAGGATCGCCGAGCGGAGCTTGAAGAGGAAGAAGAAGGCGAAGACTGTTAATCTTCCGGTCGGTCTTTTGAGACGCCGACAATAAACGGCTTAGGCTCGCATTTCTGCGGGCCTACCAGTACGTGGCAGCCATCCGGGCACATGGAGACGCCTAAGCTATTGGCGTCCTCCGACTCTTCCTGCCAGTGCCTCTCGCACAGTGGGCACTTGAAGTAACGCGTTCCAGGGACGGGAGTAACTTCCATCCCTGGATTATACGTCAGTCATGAAGCGCTCGCAGCCAGCATTACGCCAGCAGCCAGCAGGGCAAAATAGAAGCCTATGTAATAGATGTAACGCATAGAAAAAAGGATGCTGGCGACACGGATTCCTACCGTCTTCGCGGTCTATCGTGGCCGTTACCCACAGCACTTCTACCTAGTCCCGCCGTTTCATTACAGCATCTTAGGTAGCTACCCGCCGCCAGCAACTATAAATTACGCAATCTCAGGAACATTGTCACAGATAATTTCCACAGCTGTAAGCTCAATGCCCATAAGCCCCTTTAGCTTTGTGAAGTCCAGCTTGTGTGACTTAATTTCGATTGTCTTTTCTTCCAGCAGCTTTTCGAATTCAGCTTCCGCCTTATCGTAGCCATCCGGCGTGGCGTACACGAAGTTACCCTGTGGATCAGTCTCAGGCACTTTCTTGCCGCCAAGGTCTATCGTTTTGGCGTGTTTTTCGTGAATAGCGCGCCCGGCAGTATCGGACTCCTGCGCCGCCTTCTTACAGGCTACGCAGATGCGGCCAACACGGTAGGATGTCGTTGCATCCATCTCGCGGCTATTGTTCAGCTGAACCATCGCGGACATAAAGCCACGATCACGAACTTGCTTCCATGTGAGGGTCAACACTTGCTCTTCCTTCGGCGATTGCCGTGAGTAAAGTTATTACGAAATCTGCGTTGCCAGGGTGCACCACAAAAGCCAGCCCCTTGGCCGCTTTGATGCGCTCTAGCTTTAGTTGCTGTAGCTCGGTAGGCCCAGAGCTAGCTGTTGCTTTCAGCTCTAGCCCTACGAAGAAGCCCAGGACACACCCGAGGATGTCAGGTGTGCCCTGGATAGTTTTCTGCTGGATGCTTTCCCACGTACTGTGCGGGATAGCCTTCAGCCTCTTCGTGAACTTAGCGCGGAATACTGTTTCCGGCTTTTGGGACATCAGCTTTCAGCCCGATGCTCGACACGCTTGGCGATTTCTTCTTTAAGCTCTTTCAGCTTATTGTCGCGGCGAATCGTGGTGAACAGCTTGTCGATAAACTCATTCGTGCTTTTGCAGCCGGTAAACTGCGCCGCACGATTGAGCCACTCAGCGTTAGCTGCCTGGACACGAGGATAGATGGGAACTGTGCGTCCCGTGCATTTACGACCCATTAGAATGTTGCTCCTTGTTCGGTGACGAAATCTTCGTCGGCGATTTTGGTTTCTTGCTTGGAGAGAATGCCGTACCACATGCGGGCAACCTCCAGCTCATGCTCTGTGGCTACGCGCCCAGTCTCGACTTCCAGCGCGTAGAAAGAGTAACTGTCCCAGCTACGAGGCACAGAGGTCAACCGAAAGACGTGCCCAGCCGGCGCTTGCTTACGCATGGCGCTCATCTGGAAGTGCGTCGAGAGCTTCTTGCCAGCATAAAGGCTGGTCTTCTTGAAGCTCACCAGGAACGGCATCTCCTCAAGCTTGCTGGCAAGCATGACGAAGAAGTTTAGCGCCTTAACCCGCTTGATAGCCTGGCCCTGCTCCTGATCCTCGGTAGGCAGGTTTTCGTTTTCCTTCGTCATGATTTCACGACGCAGGAAGTTCCAACGCTCCGGCTTCTTTTCGTCCTGGCCCATTACCTGCCACTCGCGGAAGGTAGTAACCGGGATGATTTCCAGTAGCTCGCCACGCTCTGCCAGCACTTCGCCTGTGACGCCGTGAACCAGGAAGCCAGCCTTAGCCTTCTCCTTCTTCACCAGGTCAGAAATGTCCTGCATCAGCAGGATGCGCGGGATAAGCAAGTCGTCGTTGCTGGTGCCGGCTTGTGCCCATTGCTCATCTGTCGTGGCCGGGAACCCTGCTTCGTGAGGGATAATTGCTGTCATTTTTGATTGCCTTTCATGTATTTAAGTACCACTTCCGAAACGTCTTGCTTCTCTTGCAAAGCTACCAGCACCAGCTCATCTATCGTGCCTTTGGCGACGATATCGAGCCTGGTTATCTTGCTGTGTTTTTCGCTTCCGCCACGATAGTTCCGAGCCTCAGCTTGGAGGTCGTTTTCGAGGGAGAAATCACGTGTAAAGAACACCGCGTAATCAGCGACAGTGAGATTAACGCCGATGCCAACACTGCGAGGGTGACCGATAAGCACCCTAGGGCCAGAATCACTCTTCTCAAAGGCATCAATAAGCCCCTGTCTTTTGGCTTCAGGTGTTCCGCCGTGGATCTCACAGTAGCTAATTTTTTTATGATTAAGCAGCCCTGCAATTGCCCGGTAATTCTGCTTGAAGACTGCCCAAACAATGACTTTGTGTGATGGTCCGATGGTGTCAAGCAGCTCGCTAAGAGCGTTGATTCGAGGGTTTTTTTCAAACTCATAAATGCTGCCATCATCCATAGGCAGATAGCCGCTAACTATCTGCTGGAGCTTCAATGCCCGTTTGATAGACAAATCTGCCGAGGAAACATTGCCGGCCATTCTAGTTACGCCGCAGCTAGCCATGTCGGCGTAAGCTTTCTTCTGCTCGCCTTCGAGGTCTATATCGACGATTTGCCTAACGTATGGCGGTAAGTCTAATGCCTCATCCTTGCGGACCCGCATGCTTTTCTGAAAGATTATCTTGTTTATTTCTTTCGCGGCGTCTGGCCGCGCCGCCCAGTCAGGAAAGTAATTTTGGCGAGGACGATTAGCATTGCGATCAACAAAGTATTTCCTTCGGAACTGCCAGAAGTCCGTACCCAGCAGCTCGCCACGATCGAGAAAAAGAAACTGCGAAAAGATATCTTCAAGGCCGTTGACAACAGGGGTGCCGGAAAGGATATATCGAAACCGTGCAGTCTTCGCTAATTCCAAAACTTTCTTTGTCCGCTTGGCAGTTCCATCCTTGCATTTGTGACTCTCGTCCAACACCACGACTTTTGGCTTCCATCCAGCCAGCTTCTTGTCCCACAGGCCTGTTAGCAAGGCCTCATAGTTCGTCACCACAATTCGGTTGTGCGGCGAAACCTCGACGAACCTCTCGAAGTCACAAATGCGATCGAAGGAACTGCCTTTTAAACAGTGAATATCTGCCTGTTTTACGTCGGAAAACCTGGCGAATTCTCGCTTCCAGTTCTCTACGACAATCGGCGGGCACAGAATTAGAGTGCTGAGCTGACCCTGTACTTTATACAGATCCGTCAGGATATCGATTAAGGCAGCAGATTTACCGCAGCCTTGCTCGAAGAACAACCCGTAGCAATCCATGCCTTGTGCGGCTTGGCGTGCGGCAATTTGATGCTGCCAGCGGGTTATGTTCATGGGGCGCCTGATTAGCTAGTAGATGCTAGTAACCAGGCGCGGTAAAGGCAAGGGCTTTAATGGATGGTTTCTTTGAATTTCTTTTCGCGGTGAGCGGCTATTTCGGCTAGCTGCTCGCGGGTAAAATTCCTAATTGCTTCCTGTAGCATCGCTGGCGTGCATTCCATGCAGTGAGAGCACTGCAGCATGACAGATTCCCATGGAATACCCTTATCCACGATGCCCTTCTTAGTGCTGGCAGCTATAGCGCAAATATGCCCGCAGGTAGCACATGGCTCCTCGGTGCCGGGAAGGATATGCTCCGGCGAAAGGTCAGTGACCCTATCGCACAGAACAACCGGCCCGCCTGTAGGGTTAGGATTTTTCAATGGATAGTCTCCTTCGGAGCCTTAGTCAGCAGCAAATAAGTCCTAGCCACGACGTCAATCGGACGAATTTCCGGGACTGTCGTGATGAAATGCAGGAAGGCTAAAGCCGAGATTTTAACGTTCATGCCTGGCTTCAGTGGCTGACCTCCCTGGATGCACAATGTCGGGTAAGCCTCGATGAAACGTTCCATTACCTTCGCGGCGGCCTCGTTAGTCGTTACCTGCCGGTACTCAGGATGCCCGCATTCGCAGGTAGACTTACGCTCCTCGACAACGCCATCAGCAACAGCCATCTTCATGGCCGTAACTATGTCTTCTATCGGCGTGCCACTGATATCGAAAAAATTACCCAATGTCGTCTTGCCTATCTTCATCTCTTCGTTATCCACTTGTATTCCCATAAGTTTAATCCGGCACCGATTGCACTATAGCAAAAACGGTAAGAACAGTTCCGGCGCCATACCAGCCAAAAAAGCAACTCGCAGAAGCCAGAGCTGCCAGCCAGCAGGTAATTTTATTGGCGTTGGTTCGCCAGAAATAATTCCAATACAGCTTGTTCCGATTGTCCAAGTTTCATCCTCCGTCTTAGTTGCTTGTGGTGGTTCATGCATAATCCTTTCGCAACACCAGGCCTAGGGCACAGCATGCAATTCCAAGGCCCGTGCCGATAGATTCGTGGCGGCTCAGTGATAGCTTTTCGGAAGCTAATACCGCGCTTTACGCGCTTAAGCAGCGTGTCTGATTTTAGCTCGACCAGCTCGCGCTGTTGCCTGATGATGCTTTTTGGTGGTGGCTTTCTCACGCCGGCTTAGCCTCTTTCTGTTCTTCTTCCTCAAGTGCCAAAGCTATAAGCCTCAGCCGGAGATAGTCAGACAGCGTGCGTTTCTCGCCAGCAGCTTTCTTCTCCAGCATCTTCCTGTAAACCTGTTTAATGCGCACTGAAGGCAGTTGCGCGTCTTGGCTCATATGTTCCCCCTCACTGCCCTTCCAGCTTCTGGGCCTTAAAGCAACTATCTAAGTTGCTGACATTAAAGTTACTGGTAGGGTTGCAGCAGTTAATCATATGCAACCGGCATCTATCAACCTGGCCGGCTGACACACCATTGCCTGGCTGCCCGCACCACAGAGCCACTAGCAGCATCATTTCGACGTAAGCGTTCATACCTCATCCTTTCGATCCCAGCGCCTTACTTCGTTAGTTTTCATGTCGATGTACTGGCCGGAGTCTTTGCCGATATACTGCCGCTCAAATTCCCTGACCGCAGCTTCCGTCACCTTGCCCAGCGCAACATGGGCCTCCTCTTTTGTGGCGTACGGCCCGAACATGCCCAAACGATTTTCATCAGTTTCAGGCTCGCCGAAAGCTACCATCCATAGGGTAGCTACCCACTTACCAATATCTGATGGGTCATCACTCGTCTCAATTTGCCCAACCTTACCGCGAAATCTTGGGCCATAATTCTGCAAGTTATTCGTCACGCATCCTCCCAAAGCATACTTTCGTTAGGGTAATCCCTGGCTATCTGCCAGCCGTCTTTTACGCAGGTAGCAGCTATAAACTTTTCCGCTTCCTCACGGCTCATAAACTCTTTCATCTCCGTTTGCTTAAGCACTTCGTTAGGGTCCATTTCGGATATTGCTTTGCGGCTCGGTCTAAGCCACACCCTGTAAAGGCCGCTTATCATGAGGCTGCCCGCATCTTTTTGCTCGTCACACTATCTCCGTTAGTTGTATTCCAAGGCTGGTTACAATAGCCGCCTTGAGCTGTTTAAGTCTGATGTTTTTGCCAGCAGAAGCGGCCTGGATTTTTATCAGTCCAGGCTCTGCCTGGATGCCGCGCCAGTCACTCTCGCAGCCACCCAATCCGTAATCCACATCTCTGCCTATTGCGTCAGAGAATAGGGCCATGCCAGTAAACCAAACTCGCCTGTAGAACCATGGCGTAAAGCTTTTAGCCATCTCCATGGTGTCGATGTACTCGCCGGCTTTCTTGATGGTAGCTTCGTACTTGCCGGACAATGGCGTAAATTGCGCCCTATCGTCTACCTTGGTGGCTGTCGTTGGGCCGCTAAGATAGATCGCTTGGATAACCTCCGCCCTGTAGCCCTTAGCTTCGATGAAGTCAGCTACTGCCCAAGCGTAAGCACCGAACAGGGCAATATCGCCAGGGCTAACCTGGGCCGCAAAGCCCATGTCTAACTTGATGGTTACCGAGTGAATAGGCTGCGGCTCACGCTTCCCTGCAGTGAAAGGGTTCCTTTCAAACCTTCTGTCATAGTCCATCTCGCCATCGTACTCAGAGAAGGTGCGCTTGCGCCTATTCTCAACGCCCTGGTAGGAAGACTGCAAATCCCTGCATAAGTTAGTTAGCTCAGCGCGCTTTTGCAGGAATAGGCTCTGGTCGAATTTACCGTCGATGCAGTCCAAAACGGTCTGCCTAGAGCCTTCAGAAAACTTGCTGTAGTCTTTCTTGTAGAAGCTTTCTAGCTTTTCACGGTTATTGTTTCCGTTGACGATACTGCTACCGCCAGCACATTCGGCGTAGATGCCTAGCAAGGCTGCGGCGCTTGGAGCCCGGACGTTCAGGTATTTATTTGCCGTGTCATAAGATGCGGTTACCCCAAACTTCTCTAGGAGATTGGTGCTGTGTCTTCCCTCAAGGAAGGGATACACAGCTACAGGTACTTCTGTTTCCTTCCTGGTATCTTTGTTGTTCTCCCATTGAAGGTCGCCCCATTCATCCTCTGTCTCTTTTTGCTCTGTCTCTTTTTGCTTTTGCTGCAGCGCTGCCTCTACCTGTCGCAGTGCCGCCTCTGCTTGTTGCAGCGATGCCTGTTCCTGCGCAGATTGCGCCTGTCGCTGCAGTATCGCCTCAAGGCCTGCGCTGCCACCCTCCAATTGCTGGAGCATGGTCTTCATGCGGTTATGCGTTGCGATGTCACCTTCGTGAGCTTCGCTGACGTACTCTTCCAGCTTCCTGAAGCGGCGCTGTGCCTCCTGGTCTCCAGGGTACTGCCGACGCATGAGATTGCCTATCGTCTCAAGAATTTCCTTAGTGGCTGCATGTCTAGCGATATCTTCCCTTCTTGCTAGCAATTCTTTTAGGTTCCGTGCCATGCCATCCTCACCGTAAGCCTTTGTGCCCCAGAGCAGGACAATAGCTTCTATCTCTTTTGGCGTTCTCCTGAAGCGTGGTCTTAAATCTTTGCCGCGTATTCCCATCACTACTCACTTTACGATTGCTCCGACCTCTCTCGCCAGGTTGTCTGGCCAGCTAGCGGTAAGGATTTTCATGATTTGCTTGGTGTCGTAACCGCCAAGCTTCTGCAGGCGGTAAGCCTTCTCGAATGCACGGTAAGAAATAATTTCCTTACTGCCGCGTTCTTTCAGCTTGCCGCGAACCCGTTGCAGCAGCTCACGCGGCTCATCGGTGGGGCAGAGTACCTTCTCTACCTTAGCGTCGTAATCCACCATGAGCGGCGTGAACCTATCCAGGCTGGTAGCGTCTAGTCGGTTACGGGCTGTGTACTGTGCATCGCCGCCTTTGCCAAAAGTATTGGCTGCGCCGACACAGTGGAAATCTTTATGCTGCTGGATGATCTGCCCGTTCATGGGGTTAAACATGTACTTGTTGCTCAGGGCTGTGTTCAGCGTAAGCAGCAGGTTGCTGTCGGCAGCATCTAGCTCGTCGCAAAGGAACACGCCGCCTTCCCTGAATAGCCTAGCGAACGTACCTTCCACAAAGCCATTAGGCAGCTGCCTGCCATACAGCCATGTTTCCGAAACGCCGGCGTTAAACGTTAAGTGCCCATATTCAAGCTTGAGCTGTTCGGCTAGCTGCTCAGCGAGGAAAGTCTTGCCGCAGCCAGACGGTCCTACCAGCAATGGATGCAAGCCGGACTTGACGTAAATCAAAGCTTGTATGAGCTGAGGGTGAGCTTCTGACTTAAGCTTACGGATTTCCTCGTTGTTTATCTGGATGGCAGCAACTACCTTGTTGCCTGCTGTCTCCTGCCGCATCTGCTTGATAAGATCCCTACCCTTGCGGTCCATATCGTCGTACAGGGTGTCCATTGCTTTCTGTAGCATTGGCCTAGTAAAACGCTGGAACAGCGAAGCTATCTGGTCTTCGTCGATAACCCCAGGCGTAGGCGCTGGGAGTTCGGTCATGGGCTTTAGTTCAACGGTCACTGGTTCCCCTGTTTTTGTTTCGGTTATTGGAGCATTAAACATAGCGTTGACTGCCGCGGCTTGCTTGGATAGCTTTTCAACCGCAGCGTAGTCGCCGGCTGCATAAAGCCGCTCCAGCTCCCTGCCGGCAGCTGAGGCAAAGTCATAGCTCATCGCAGACCTTACTGCGCCTGGCTTTCGGCATAACCTCATCAAGCGCTTTACGGGTAGCCTTAGACATATCCAAATCACCCCTTGCACCAAGGCATTCTGGAATGTACTGGATGGCATGCGGCTCGACTCTACCATGCGGGGATCGGTAGAAGCTAAGCACGCCTAGGCTATCCTTCTCGCCGGTAATGGCGATAGTAGCTATCATGTCTTTTCTTGTATTCAGAAAAGCAACAATATCCCCAGCCTTCATGCTGTCCTGCCTAGCACCTGCTTTCTTCGCCTGAAGCCATAAGCCTTCATGCCGGCATCTAAAGTCTGCGTCTGATACTACGTATAGAAGTCTTGCCATTACTTCCCTTCCTCCATGGCTAACGCCTTAAACATTGCATCACCATCACCGTAGCCAAAGGTAGTGGCTATCTTATAGGGGCTGTCCTTCCAATCAGGCTCAACAACCTTGGATTCGAGAGCGGCTATGTCGCCCATTGCCTGCATCAATCCCTTGTTGTGCCCAAACATCTCATGCTGCTTCTCGTGCTCAGGGATCTCTTCGTTACCATCCCTAAACGCGCAAGCTGCGGCCCAGCTTACCCAGCTGGACTTGGCGTAAAGGAGCTGTCTCCTCAGCTCATGGTAGGCTTTGTGATGAGCCTCCAACGCTGCGCCTAATGACACCGCTAGCCTCTTCCAGTCAGGTTCTGGCGGGGCAGTTTCGATCGTTCCTACAACAGGTTGTTTCTTGCTCATCTTTTTGCGTGCCATTTACATTACTCCTGGGATATGTGCTGTGCCTCTAGGGCCGTTGTATTTCCGCTTGTACTTCAGGCACAGCTCACAGCTTACGCTTCCCCAAAACTTTGTTACTGGGTTCGCTGCGCTAATCACCGCGCCGCAATAGGTTAGCGCGCCATAATTTGTGTCTCGCCTACGGCTTGATGTTTTATGAAACGCCATTACATGCCGCCTAACCGTCTAAGGAATTCAGCTACTCGCACTGGACTGCCACTGAGTGACAGCGAGATATTGCTGGCCTCTTCGGTTGTTGCTGTGCGGCTTACCAGCAACTCAGGCGCAATAGGGTAAACTTGCACTGCTTTAGCTGCCTTCCTTGCGGGCTTACTTGCGGGCTTACTTGCTTTGCAGGCGTAATACCACGACGAGCTGATACCTTCAGCCTTGCACGCTGGCTCTACCTCAGCGCCAGCTGCTATGGCTGCCTCTATTCTCTCGATACGTTCTTTGGTTTTAGCTCGCATTTGGTGGGTTTCTCCATGGGTTTTTCTTTGCCATTTCCTTGGATGCCCTGGCTTGCAGATCAGCCATGCTTTCGCCGGGTTCAGCGGCAAAGAATTCAGCTCCAGGCTCAGGCTCTAGTATTTCGTTGCCTCGATGAAACGTAACTGATTTCCTGAGGCTTTCGATTGTGGTTGTAACGTCACGGTTATCGCCATTCTCATCCTCCTCGCCTACCATTAGGCCATGGCCGCAGAACGTAGTCCGGTAGCCGGTGAGCCTAAAGTAATCCTTTCGCGGCTCACGCAATAGCCCTTCCTCGTCGATAAACAGCACGTCGCCATTCTCAGCTCTAGCGCCAATCTCTATGATGTCGCATTCTAGCGCTCCGTAAATAGCCTCTAGTGTCGACGGTATTCGCAAGCCATAAACTTGCTGTGTAGCTACGTCTATTTTTATGCATGTTATTTTTTTGGGCGGGGTCATTGGCTCCTCCAGGCATGGCTTATTGTAATCATCGTGCTTACCGCCGCAGAATCGGCATTTTCGTCTGTGCGGGTCTGGCTCCTTCACTCCAGGCACGTAAGTCCTACGCTTCATTTGGCCTCCAGTGGATCGTTATCCTCGATACCCCTTGCGTGGTATAACTTGCTGACTATGCCTCGAATAGACTGCCTTACCTCAGGCCAATCAAGCTGTGAGCCTATGTTTTTGCACAGATCCTTGTGGTAATGCTTCAAGGCAATCGTTGCTTCAACGATGTCGTTTTCGCAAAGCACAAGAGCTATGCCTCTCTGCCAGCCTTTGTTGCTGGTTGCTGATTTCACAATAACTCCTCTATCTCATCTAGTTCGTTAATAAAATTACTTATCGACTCATCTACTGACTCAAGCTTCTCAATCAAATCTTCATCTTCGTCATCCTGCGCCTCAGAGAGTTTCTCCTGAACTTCCGTCAGTAGGTTCTCCAGCTGGCTGTGTAACCGTGCTATCCCTAGATGCTGTGCCATTACTACTTTTCTCCGTGTCTAAGTCTGGTAACTCAAATCCCACAACCCATTAGCCTAGCCGTTACAACCTTGCTCGCATTCTTCCTGGCAAGGCAGGCCTTTAATCATCCGAAGGATTGCTACGTCAGCTGGTATCTCCCAGCCAAGCTTTACGCAGATATCCTTTAGGATAGGTGCGCCGTACTTCGGGTACTTGCTGTCATCGAAGCAAGTGTTTAATAGCGCATCTTCGCCAAGCAGGAACATCCATGCTGCCATCTTACTCACGCTGCGTTCAGCGGATAAGCCTCGATGGTTCATGGCTTTCCCCCAGGCGAATTCCATGTACTGCTGTGCTTCTTTTAGCATTGCCTCCCTGTCCTGCTTACGTGGGTATCCCTGCTCCTTCCAGATTCTTGCTGTGTCCACAGTGGCAATGGTAAATACCTTAGCGTTTTCTGCCTCTAGGTACGGCAAAATAACCTCGATACCAAAGCCAAATGGATCGTGGTTAATGCGGCTATCGCTCACGAAGGCAGCAAGTTCTTCCTGGGTTCTCACTAGTGCGCTTCCCCCGGAGCAAACATTTCTATGTCGCCCTGGTTTTCTTCCATCATCCTTTTGCCGACGCTACGGATGTACTCGGCTAGCCCAATGGTTACTGCTGGTGTGTCGGTAAAAGGCATAACCATAATCTTTCCGCTCTTATCCTGTACCGCGAGAACAATGTTCTGAGCGTTCGTAGCCATCCTTAAGGCTTCTAACGCTGCGTAAATCTTTCTATCGTCCTTAACTGCCATCACTTACTCCTGTTGAAAAATATCCCCCAACACCATGCCGCGAAGATGCTGGCGCTTTGCCGTTGTGCTGCAACAGAGCACAACGCAGCGCGATTTGTCAACACAATTCGCAACGGCGCGAAATCGCTGCGGTTTCCGACGCGGCGCGGCATTCGCGGTCGGTCGGCCCGGTTTTTGCGACATGGCGGGGCAGAAACGAAAATGCCCCCTAACCCAACGGGCTAAGGGGCAGACGGTCACGCCGCCATCTTGTATTCAGTGTTGTCGTTTAGTTAGGTGACAGCAACTGGTATCAGTTCCAGTGAAGAACCGACGATAGGATACATGCTGGCTACTGCTTGGCAAGCTTGCGGCGCTTACGCTTGGTGCGCCAGAATAGCGCAGAGCCACACTGAACGCAGAATATCGTCGCAAAAGGCACGTCCTTCGGCACGGCCTTCTTACCCCACTTTTCGTGGCTGCATTCTTCCGAGTAGCAGACAGCTTCGCTTAGCTTACGCTTCTTAGGTTTAGCGCCAGCGAGGTCTTCGTTGTTGCTGGAGCCTAGACCGTAGCGGTCCAGCCAATCGAAGATGGAATTGGCCATCGACTTAGCTTCGGTCTTTCTTCCACTGATCGCAGAATTTCGATACCCGGCAGTATTCCTCGCAACGGATATATCTAGTTGCGTTGTGATGTACGACTGAGCCTGGCGGTATGCCTGGATCTTTCGCGTAAGCCTGAAATTGTGACTCAGTGCTGCCTTTTGCAAACGCCCGCTTCCCGTCGATTTTTCGAATGGACCAGCCGCCAGGTTGTTCCCACCGCTCTTCCGGGGAACAATTTGGGAGTACGGCTTGACCTTCCAGCAATGCTTTTTTCGCGGCCTCATGGGCGGTAAGCCTCTCCATCATCAAATCAGTAACTATGCCTCTACTCCACAGCGGGACATCTATGACGGCGACTTGGTTCGGCGGGTAATTGCCGCGATCAGTCTTGGCGTAGTACCTGTTCCAATCACGGAGAATGCATACTAACTCAGCTCGCTTGACCTCGTAGCCATTCCTTCGCATCAGCTCAGCGTAGAAATTTAATTGCTGCTGGTACTCTAGCGAAGCGCCGTTCTTAATCTTCTTGACAGAGATAAACTTATAGTCTTGAAGTAAGCCCTCATGGTAGACGATTCGATCCATCTGACCGGAGATGCGCTTACCGCCCAGCTCCATGTAGAGCCTTTTCTCGGCGAGAGCTGTAGTCTCGGCGCGTTCCAGGATGCCGTGGATAACCTGCCCGAGCAGCGAATAGATCCTGTCGACGGCATCCTCGACGATTTCCTCGGAGTGCTTTTCTTCGAGCGCAGCTAGCTGGGCTGGGCGCAGTAAGCCTGTCACCGAGTAGTCAGCGTCACCGCGACTATACGGGTCGTTCTTTACCGCGTCGTATATCGGCTGGGGGAGCCTGTAAGCGTTCGTAAGCCTCACGCGTCATACCCTTTTGTCGGTGCGTATGCCACGGCAGGAACATTAGCGCCTGCAGTAAGGCTTTACGGCGGTAATTTGTGAAGAGAAAGCTAGGCCAGAGTATAGCAATCTTCAAGGTTTCCGCCAACGATACGCAGTCACAACCACAAATCAGACGCATTAGGTAACAGAAGCCAAGATGCGCAAAGCCAAACAAATAAGCTGAGACAACTAGGCTAATAACATTCATCAGGTTCATCAGGCAGCCTCTTGTGATATTCTTCCGATCACTTAGGCCCCTTCCACCCGATTGGGCACACCCTCAGCCCGGCTGACAATTGTGTTGGCCGGGCATTTTTATGCCATCAACTAAAACCCCGGTGAACAGCCTTAGGGGAAAGCTCACCGGGGTCCATCATGAACAATCGAGCGGGTTACTACGCCGCTCTATCTCTTTACTGCCCAATAGGATGCACGACGATTGCTGATTCGTCCAGGTATCTCAGCAGGTCGGAGAACCTAACCTTCAAGAAATCGAGGTTATGCTTCCCCTTGCTGGTGACCGCAACTTTGACAGCATCATTTTCTAGCATGAATTCCGTAGGATCAATCGGCGTCAAGCAGGAGATATTCACGCCGCAGATGGTAACCGTGTTATCGGCAATCACCTTCTGGAAGAACGCTTTGCTTTCTGTCGTCGCTACGTTCGCCGTGTAGTTCGTTTTCTGAATGTCGCCCTTGCTGTTCACACTGGCTTGGTACCAGCTGCCAGCAACAAAAACATAAGCCGGGCCGCCAGAGTCACCGTAGCAAAGCGTTCCACCGTTAGGCGGTTCGCTGGAGATAAGATCGTACTTGCCGGACAGGCCAGTGACCTTGGTCTTACCTTCGCGAAGCACACCATCGTTGCCACCGCCACCGCCAGGCTGCGTGCAGCCGTAGCCGAAGATGTTAAGCACGTCGCCAACCTTAGCGCTGACCGGCGTAATCTCCGAGAATAGCTTGCCGCCCAGGTCGATATCTACGTTGGTAATCACCACAGCTACATCATGGTCCTGGCCAGGGTACAGCGCGCTGCGAGTAAACTTACCCGTGTAGGTTTTGCCATTGGTGGTGAACGTACTGGTATTGCCGTTGACGCCGCAGTGCGCAGCGGTAAGCACTACGCGCTTACCCACAACCGAGGCTGTACAGCCAGAGTTGCCGGTGCGGATATTCACGATGTCTGGCCGGCTTCCAACAGGCACAGGGGTGCCGTTGATGAGCCTAGTGCCGTCACCGAGCAACCACATCTGGGAGCCATCGGGCATGGTAAAAGAGTCCACAACCCTATAGGGTTGTGCATAAGATACTGCGGTGCAAAAGAGCACCACAGCCACAAGCAAAAGCTTCATGGTAGGTAACCTTTCTTTCTGGTCAGGAATGTTGGTAGGATCTTCAGGATGATACCAAAACCTATCCTGATTACGGGGACGTTGATCGTTAACCGGGCGGACTTAATCTTTTGCCACTGCCCGGTGTGCCTGAATGAAGTGAACTGGCGGCACACGGATGCAAGCTTTGGTCTGTACGCAGAATGCTGCTGTCATGTATTCCAGGCAGCTCCTGCTAACAGCAAGCTGAGCATGTACAGGGTAGAAGCGAAACCCGCAGATATGACTAATGTGTACTGGTTGTTTCGTGGCTCAGAAAAGCAGGTATCTCCTAAGCCGCCCAATCCGCCGATGAGGTTTGCCTGAGAGCTACAGAAGAAGCAAAGCTACTGTGCAAAAGCTTCGAGACCTTGCGCTTAGATGCCTACAAAGATTCTGGCGGCGTCTGGACAATAGGCTGGGGGCATACCGGAGAGCTGGCGCGAGAGGGTGTCAGCATCAACACCGCTGCGGCGGAAGTGCTATTCAGGGATGATTGGAATCACGCAGAAAAGGCAGTGATGAATGCATTAACCCAAAGGGTTAATGATAACCAGTTTGGTGCATTGGTCTGCCTGACGTTTAACATCGGCGCTAAAGCTTTCGCTGAGAGCACGCTGGCCAGGCTTATAAATGCTGGCATGTATAAACCTGCAGCGCAGGAATTCTTGCGCTGGGTATATGACAATAAGAAAAAGCTTGCTGGGCTAGAACGCCGTCGCGTTGCCGAGCAAGCTTTATTCTTAAAAAAGCCCTAGCCGCCGAGGGATTGACTGCTACAAAGCATCCCTGCGCCTATATGTCGAACCGCAGAACCCTGCGCCCGTTACCGTGTTTACTCACGATGTAGCCACGCGTCTGTGCAGTGCCGACAGCTAGGGAATCCACGCCAGTGGAAACTTAGTGCTGGAAGATGCCCAGCTTGATGATCAGGTCGCTGGCGCCAGAATATGTCGGCGTGCCGCGACTGATGATACCCAACCAAATGGATTTAGTGTCGGGCCGGGTTGCCGCTGCCTTCTTATTGCGCAGCGTAAAACCAATGCCAACAATCGAAGCGACAGAATTGGCGCCGATATCCTTGTAGTCTGCAGCCGGAACGTTTACGACGCCCAGCAGCTTATCCTGCGCTTCAGCATCGGTGATGGTGAACGCCGCATTGTTCGAGCCGCCAAACGTCGGAAGGTCATCGAAGAAAAGCAGGTCGAGCGCCGAAGCTTGCTTGGCCTTATCGATAACAGTTATCGACTCCAGGCAGCCCAGCCCGGACTGTGTGCGCATAGCGTTCACGGCCTCAGACGGGCCGGTGCCAATCTGATCACCAGATGCGTAAATGTTGGTATCAGTTACCGGAATAACCGTAATAATTTTAGAGAACACCATGATGCCTGACATATACACTGCCCCTCAAGAAAGTTGTTTAGGAAAGAACCATAACCACACGCCTACGGAACGTCAGCAACTATATTTCCCGAAGCCATATTCACGGGCGTGGCGTCGTAAGTGCCTGCTCGATCAAGAAAAGAAGCTATCGTGTCTGCGGCATCGCCATTCCTGAGCCATGAGGTAAGGCTGCCAGCAGCGGAATGCGCGGCTAAGTCTCCTGGCACCCCGCCGTTATAAATCTCCTGCACCTCGGCGAGCGTCAGCGCCTTCGACCAAAAAGACGGCTCGTCCATTTTACCCAAGAAATATCCGTTCCCGGCGCCCGTTTCGCCGCCGATGCGCAGCGTGCGGGGCGATAGCGCGGTACTGGAAGTGGGGCCGCCTGCAGTTGTGACAGGAACAAGTAGCGCGCCATTTTTGTAAAGGCTGAGACTAGTTCCGCCCGACGTCGTTCCATCGAAGGTGACGACGAAGTGTTGCCATACATCGTTTGTGAGCACGGCGCCATAGGTGCGAAGACCCTGATTGCCACCGCCGCCAGCCCCGAAAATCATTTGAACGTATAGGTTCGCAACCGATGTTCCGAGCAAAAAGCCGCGGTAGCCGTCTGCCGAATCCATCGAATCAAAGATGCTCTGGGTCTTGGTGCCGCCTGGCTTCACCCAAATAGAAAGGCTAAAGGGGCCAGTGCCATCCATCAGCGCGTTAAGGCCAGCGTCCCAGACAAGATGCTCATTTACGCCGTCGAAACTTGTGGAATAGCCATTACTGTAGGGCGGTACAGGCGGCGGGCCACTGGAGTAAGTGCCCGTACAGCCAAGCTTGCGACGTATTCTCATTCCACTATCATAAGCCAAAAGTTAAGCGGCCATCAATTTTGTCAATATAGAATCTTATGCCGGTGTACACCTGCAGCCTCTCACGACCAGAATGCATCCACTGGATCTGAGCGCGGGGGAAAGCTTGCTGCACTGCCTTAGACATATTCTGCGTGCTGATGGGCGAAACGCTCGCTAAGTAGGTAGCCTTAAGGTATGGCGCGTAAAGACAGCGGCAAGCAACGAACCAAGTTAGGTTGACATTTCCTGCTGGCTGTTCCTGGCAGTGCTTGTGTAACCAATCCGCTGCAAAATCCTCTGGCTTCGTCAATAGAATATTAGATGCTGGCATTATGCTGGCGACCTCAAAAGTAAGACTGGCCGATCATTCTCTTGCACAGAGTTTGATCAGCCAGTACCTTCGTTACTTCGCAACACAATCACCGAGGTTACAAATCCCGGTGAACCGTCAGAGCCACCTGGCGCTAACAAGCGCCCTCGTTGTAGCATAGACGGATCACCATTCAAGACAATTAATCGGGCATTAGCTGTACGCCTGACCGTCATCTGCCGAGGTTCCGAGAATGCTCAAGTATGCTCTGGAGTTGGCTTCACGAGGGATTGCAGTATTCCCTCTCAGCCCAAATAGTAAGATTCCAACGGCCCAAAGCAAGGGCGTCAAAGATGCCACGACGGACCAAGACGAAATTCGCAGGATGTGGCTGCGTAACCCGAACTGCAACCTGGGCGTTGCGTTAGGCGCTGTCAGTGGCCTCATCGGCGTAGACCTGGATTACAACCACGGTGCTACCGATGAAGATTTAAGATCGTTCCCGCAGACGGTAACCGTTAAGACGCGCAACGGCTTCCATCTGTATTACAAGCATGTTGCTGGCATCAAAAATCAGGTACTGATACCCGCCAGGAACGGTCTTGGTGACAAAGATAAGGCTGGCGCCGCATACCTGCGTAGCGATGGCTACTACCTCGTTGGTCCCGGCAGTACAGTTGCCGGCCATCGCTACGAATTCCATGAGCTAGAAGGCCTTCTTCACTCTTTCGACCAGCTCCAGCTGATGGAACTGCCGAATAGCTTCCTGACTATACCCATAGTGACAGTGAGCATCGATCCACCAGCCTCTGTAGAACAGCACGTCAGCCAAGCAGGCGTAGCTAACCTTGGGGGCGTACCACAAGCCGAAAGTATTGGCCGCCTTAGTTATCCGCCGAATACACGTCACGCAATGCTGCTTCGAACAGCGACAGCGATGCGCAAAAAGGGCAAGTCTAGCCAGCAGATATTTGACGCGCTTCATGAACGTAACCTCAAAGATTGCGTACCACCTAAAGACCAACCCGACAAAGAAATCAACAACATTGTAAAGTGGGCCTGGGATAACGTCCAGCCAGCACCTATTGCCATAGCTGACGAAGCTGGGGATTACCTGATGCCGCTGGGCCACCTAGGCACCGATTACTACTACACGTCAAGTAGCAACCGGCAGATAGTTTCTATTTCTCGGGCTAGCCATACAGCTGGCGTGCTTTGCGATCTGATGCCGAATAGCTGGTGGCGGCAGCGTTACCCCTCGGCAAACGGACAAGGCGCTAGCTGGCAGGAAGCAGCTAGCGACCTTATGGAAGCATGCCGCGAAGTCGGTATCTTCGACGAGAAGAAGATGCGGGGATTAGGTTGCTGGCAGGAAAACGGTAAGCTAATCATCCATCTCGGCGAAAAATTGCTCATAGACGGGCAGGAAAAGCCGCTTAACGCCAATGATGGTAAGCACATCTATGCTCTCTGCCCAAGCATCGAGCCGCCGCATGTGCTCCCTGCGGGTATCCCTGAAGGTAAGAAACTCATCGAAGTCTGTGAGTCTTTTGCGTGGAAAGACAAGCACAGCGGAGTCTTTCTTGCTGGTGCACTCTCCATCCTCAGGCTCTGTGGGGCACTGCCCTGGCGGCCTATGGTATGGCTTACAGGTCCAAGCGGTAGCGGTAAGTCTACGATCATGGAACAAGTGGTTAACCGTATAGCCGGAAGCCACGCCGTGTACATCTTGGGTAACACGACAGAGGCAGGTATTCGCCAAGAGCTGGGAAGTAATGCTTTGCCCGTTATCTTCGATGAGGCTGAAACGAACGACAAACGGTCTGCTAACCGCATGAAAGCAGTCCTTGAGCTGGTCCGCCAGGCGAGTAGCGATAGCGAGGGACGCATTCTCAAAGGCACTGCCGACGGTAAGGGGCATAACTTTAAAATCTCCTCTAGCTTTTTTCTTGCTAGCATCAGATACAACCTTACCGAAGAGGCTGACAAGAATAGATTTACTGTACTGGAGCTGGAGCGTAATGACCCCAAGCTATGGCCTGACATTAAGCGAAAGATTGATGCTGTCACTAATGAGTTTGGTGACAGGCTTTTCGCTAGGGTTGTTAGTTTGTTCCCTGTACTTATGCAATCTAGGGCAGTGCTCGAAGAGCGCATTTCCGCCAAACATTCTCGAAGAACAGCCCAGCAGTATGGGATCATGCTTGCCGGATACCATCATCTCGGCAGCGACGAAGCCATCACCGCAGAGCAAGCTGACGCGCTAATCAAACGCGTTGGGCTAGAGCAAGCTGATATCGAAGAGGCTGAAGATTCCAAGGATGAAGTTCAGGCTTTGGACCACCTTCTGTCCCAGCGTGTGACTGTGCGCGTTAGAGATGACCGCCAAGAGATCAGCATTGGTAACGCGCTGAAGCTAGCGCAACTGGATGAAGCTTACCGGCTTGAGCTGAAAGCCTTAGGCATCGATCGGGACGATGAATGCCTGCAGATTGGGGTTACCCACTCTATGCTGCGTAGGATGTTCGTTGACACTAAGTGGCAGGACAGCCTGGTTGGCACGTTAGCCAGACTTCCAGGCGCTAGGATGACCAGGCACCACTTCGAGGCGCGTAAGCTGAAGTCAGTGCGCGTGCCTATGACATCCGTTTTCCCCCCAGCATAGCTGCGTGCTCAGGATCACGGGCAAAAGCTAGCCGGCTGATTTGCCTGGCTATGAGGAACGGGCTAACCCTGGCCGTGTACACCTTATCGACCAGTGCCTGACGCGCTAGGGTGACCCATACGCTGTCGCGGAAGTGTCCTTCGGCTAGTGGGGTGGTCTGACCTAGCCAGTGCTGCCTGTTGTGCAGCAGCCAGCGCCAGACACCCTCTTCACGCTTCTTCTTTGCCCCCTGGCCTGGCGAGGCGACCTTAGGCTTACGCTTTTGCTGCCCAGTGACCAAATCCCATTGCCCAGCTCGTGGATATCGCATGGGGGTAAGCGTAACGGTGAGGCAGAGGGTGCGTCAATGGGGGTTAGAGTGGCTTTGGACACAAATCCGTGTCCAGGACAAATGTCCAAAAACCGAATGTTGTAGGTATATCATAGGTTTAAGTGCTTGGACGCTTGGACGTCCATTTTTTGGGATAAACACCCCCCCCCTATACCCCCCTAAATGCGGGGGAGAGAGTAAGGGGTTGTAGTATCTATATATATTTATTTAAAGAAATATATTATATAAAAGAGCGTAACTAACTGTTTTAGCTAAACAAAGGTTTGGACTGACGCAGCGCAGGAATGATGTCCAAGACAAAAAAGGCATCTTGTAAGTTACTGAAATGATTAGCGGAATACAGAGAATGTCCAAGATGGTGGCTCCGTGTCCAAGGGAGAATTCAAGCCCGTTGGCCGCCGCAAACCGCAAACCGCCGCTCGACCGTCGATGCCACGCCGCGTTAAACGCGTTCGGAACCCCCTAGACGCGTTCGGCGTTGCCGGAACACGCATCGGCTTGCATCGGCGTGTTCGGAGCGCGTCTAGGGGGTTCGGAACGCGAATTCGCCGCAGTTGCCTTGACGGACGCGCCGCAGCTGCGCAGCGCGCTATAGTTTGTGCCTATATAGCTGTGCTGCGATGCCCTGGCTTGACGCTGCGCAGTGGCTATATGGGGATACCGGGCCGCAGGCGCCGTGCATCGGGATATCAATCGAGCCAGCTGGCTATGCTCCGATGCGTCGCCGTTAGGCGCCTTGCATCACTGGCATGCACAAAATGAAACCGGCAACCCCCACGGAGAGGTTGCCGGTTTGTGCTAGTCGACCTAGGCTCGCTAGCATAGGGTACCCAGCTGCCTAATTCCGTGGGACAGCTGGGTTAAGTGTTTGTTATATCAGTCGAAACATTCAACGCGATACCGCGTGACCGTACCGTCAATGATTGGGTACGTGTTCACTTGGCAGTCACGCGTATTCTGTTTCGGCTGCTGACGTTGGCTTTCAAGACTGCGCAGCTGGCTAAGGATTTCTTCCTCGCCCCTCTGCCTGCGGTCTTGGAAGCCAACCTCACGGTACCTGTAACTGGACTCTATAGCGCAGCCGCTCAATGCTGCGGCGGCGAATACTGCGAGGATTATCGTTCTCATTTCGTGCCCTTTCCAGCTTTGGCCTGAGTTATAGCCAGGTTGACTAACACCATGCACGCTGCGTCGCCGACGGGCTCCCCGGCTTCCCATGCCCGTTGAACGGCAGACTGCAACTCAACGGCGGCGCCGAAGCCAATCTTTGTTTCGTAGCCGTATACCAACATTTGGCCGATGCGTTTGTCCCACGTTTTACGATTGACGTGAGCCTGTAACACTACGCGTTGTATATGATCGCCGAAGCGGCGCAAACCTTCCATCACTTTAGGGTCTAATTCCATTAGAATGCCCTTCCATCGATGCAGTGGCGACCGTGAACGTAGCCTTTATCGGCGCCAGTTCGTTCGGTATCCACTGGCGTACGTGCCGTGTTCCGTTGGGCTTGCGTCGCCAGCTTGGCAACGCGAGCATTGGCTTCAGTGATTAACCTGCCTGGCGTGAAAGCCCAAGCAAGCAACACCACAATGGGTATTAACTTCATGTTTGTATTCTCCGTGTTTCCGTTTCGCCTGCTATAGGCTCATCAGGGGCGCATTGCCCGACGGCGCCAGGGTAAGCCTGGCTTGGGGTTAGCGTGACGCAAGGTATCGTGCCGCCTTGCGGTATTCCTTGGAGCATGCCAGGGCCACGCTGCGGCGTTCTGCCTGGTAATCGTCGTTGCCGCACGTGGAATAGTATTCGGTGCTCGTGTCTTGCCAGGCGCTCCGTGCGAATGCTTTGTTCTGTACCGCTAACCGCAGCATCGACCTAACCGTGATACGCGGCAGTGGGTATGCCCGTAAGTCCCTGGCAAAGAACGATCGAAGCTTAGCGGTGCTAACGCCCCACTGGCGGATATACCGCCGTTGGGACCAAAGCGCCGCAGCGCGTTCTCGCCGCTCCACCATGAGCCGCACGAGTATTCTTGGACGTTTCATGCTCATACTCCGTGTGTATTCTTTCCGTTTCGCCCTACCTTTGGGCTCATCAGGCAGCGTGGTATACGCTACGACGGCGGCCAGCCGAAGCTGGCCTTGGAATTTACGCCGCCTTTTCTTTCTTCGGCTCGATCGGCTTTTCCGTCAGCAAGGCTTTGTTTGCCTCAATGAACGCCTTAACTTCCTCGACTTTGCCGAAGAGGTATTCCCACTGCGAGCGGTACAGCGTGACTGGAT